GCCATAGAAACCAGCCTGACCGACGACCGATATTTTGCGACACGCGCAATCGTGTTAGACGATCGCCGCACCGTAGTCACCGTCGAATTTGTTTGCGACACCTACGACGAAATGTTGCAACACGTCGAGCGCCTAGCAAAAAACACGGCAACCAAATTTGCTATCAGCCCGTCGATTGACATTCATTGGCCGTTAGCACTTGAGCGTCGCAAGGCAGTTGTCGGCTACGGCGAAATCTTAAAGTTCACGCCGCGCATAAAGTCAATGATCCACGAAAAATTATTGTGGCATACAGGCGAGCAAATGTTGGCAGAACACGTACAACGCGCCGTCGCCGTACGCAGTCAAAACAGCATTGCGTTATCGTCGCAACGCTCACCCGGCCCGATCGAGTTGGCGCGATGTTTGGTTTGGTCAGCGGCGCTAGCCAGCCGACCTACCGCAACAGGTAAACCTATGATCGTTGTAGCAGGTGGAATAAACTAAATTTATGCAACAACGGTTGTTTGAACTTAATCAAACGGTAAAAACTTCTGACGATCATTACACCCCAAAATGGGTATTTGACAAACTTAATTTAGAGTTTGATTTAGACGTGGCTTCGCCACCGGGCGGCATACCTTGGATACCAGCAAAACGATTTTTTACGCAGAAAGACGACGGTCTTAATCAACCTTGGCATGGCACAGTTTGGTGCAATCCGCCTTATTCAAATTCGATGCCTTGGGTTAAAAGATTTATTGAACACGGTGACGGCGTTGCTCTATTGCCAGTTTTAAATAGCAGGATGTTTCAAATGTTAATGGATAACAAAAACACCAGGTGCGTTTTAGGTGTAGAAGATGGCCGTGACAGAATGGCGTTTATTAAAAACGACAAATATCACGTCATTATGTTTCCGGTCATGTTTTGGGCAATGGGTGAAAAAAGCATTAATGCTTTAAGCAATTTAGGTAATGTTCGATAGGTTTTTTGTTTGTGGCTAGTATCTTGCTGGGCGGCCGCTAATGCCTTACTTTCTCGGTTACGGATTGGCGGTCGCCTATACACAACGCACAAACAGTTTGGTGGCATACTTAGCGCATGGGCATTTTTAACCGCACCGTCAACAAGGCAGCAATATCGCCTGAGCCAACTAAAGCAGCAGCCGCAGGTGGCGCGTTGTATCAAAGCAACAACAACGGCGGCGCACAAATGATCGGTCAGTATTACTCGTACGTCGAGGGCGCAGCACGTAATCGTGCGATGAGTGTGCCGACAATTAGTCGAGCGCGCGATTTGATGAGTTCAGTCATCGGCTGTATGTCGCTTAAACAATTTTCAGAAATTTGGAATGGCGACGAAATGGAAAAAATACCTATGGCGCCGCGCACTTGGTTGCGACGAATAGACCCAGCCGTTTACAACGGACATATTTTAAGTTGGACGTTTGATGACCTATTTTTTTTTGGTCGCGCGTTTTGGTACATAACGTCGCGCACCGCTGACGGCTATCCAGCGTCTTACACTCGACTGCCTGCCGCAATGGTTCAGACACTTGATCAGGCTGGCCCAGTTTGGTTTGCGCCGTCAAAACAAATTGTGTTTCAAGGCGGCGAACTAAACCCTGATGACGTTGTGCAATTTTTGTCGCCAATACAAGGCATTATTTATATGAGCGAAACAGCCGTGGCAACAGCATTAAAACTTGAGGCCGCGCGCTACCGCAACTCGAGCAGCGCAATACCGGCTGGCATTTTGCGTCAAACAGGCGGCGAGCCACTATCCGCACAAGAGTTAGCCGATCTTGCAGCCGCGTTTAACGCGGCGCGCGAAACCAATCAAACTGCCGCATTAAACGAATTTGTTACGTACACCGAGACGTTGACTAGCCCTGACAAAATGTTGCTGATTGACAGCGCCGAGTTCCAAGCAATGGAAATGGCTCGACTATGCAACATCCCGCCGTACCTTGCAGGCGTGTCGGTCGGGTCGTACTCGTACCAGTCAAGCGCCGAAAGCCGCATGGACTTGTGGACGTTTGGTGTACGCGCCTACGCCGATTGCATTGCTGGCACACTTAGCCAAAACAACGTGTTACCAAACGGCACATACGTCGAATTTGACGTAGAGCAATACCTAACCGGTGAATACGCAATGGGCGACGATCGAGATACACAAACCGAAATAACAGAAAGAGTAGAGTTACCGTCATGATCAAATTGACCCCCACTCAGATCACGGTTGACGCAGCGGCGGCAGAGGGTTTGCCGTCGCGCTCAATCTCAGGCGTAGCCGTAACCTATGACGAAACGGCCACAGTTTTAGACGGTACACAGGTACGGTTTTTGCAAGGGTCGTTGCCAGTCACGGGGCGCGACCCGAAACTTTATATGCAACACGACGCAAATCAGATTGTTGGCAAGGTCGTTGAGCGCGTAGACACACCGCAAGGCATGATGTTTACAGCCAAGATCAGCGCCACACGACTAGGCGACGAGGCACTTACCCTTGCCAATGACGGCGTTATAGATGCCGTATCGGTAGGCGTAACACCAACAAAATTTAGTTACGACGAACAGGGCGTAATGATTGTTGAGGTCGCCAACTGGTCAGAATTATCGCTGGTCAGCGAAGGCGCGTTTGCCGGTGCGATCATCACCGAAGTGGCGGCCAGCGCACCCGACGAACCAGCCGAGGGTATCCACGAAACCGAGCCACAAGTAGGGTTAATATCAGAACAAGAACAAACAAAGGACACAACTATGAGCGACAAAATTGAAACCCCAGTAGTCGAAGCAGCGCAAGCAACTGTCGACAAACTTTGGGCACAACCAAAACAAGAATTTAAAATGCCAAGCGCAGGCGAATACCTTGCCGCTATGCACATCGGTGGCGACACGTTTGCAAAAGTTAACCAAGCATTTCAGTCGGCTAACCGCAAAAACCAAACTGCATTGCAAGCAGCCGCGGGCGACATACTCACAACGGATACACCCGGCATAATTCCGACGCCAGTACTCGGGCCACTATTCCAAGACCTGAACTTCGTGCGACCAGTCGTATCAGCGTTGGGCGCTCGTTCAATGCCGAACACACCGAGCAAAACATTCATTCGACCAACGATCACCACGCACACAAGCGCAGCAACACAAACCGAAGGTGCAGCCGCGTCAGCAACAACAATGGTGATCGCCTCAAACGTCGTCACAAAAACAACCGTTGCAGGTCAAGTCACTCTGTCGGTACAAGACATGGACTTTACAGACCCAGCCGCAATGAACTTGATTTTGAACGACCTTGCAGGCGAGTACCTGATCGCAACTGACAACATTGCAGCCGACAACATGGTTTTAGGTAAAACAGCGTCGGGCTCGACATGGACAGTAACCGCAGGCGACCCAACATCGTTGGTGAACTCGTTGTTTGACGCAGCGCGCGAAATCGCCGAGGACAGCAACTACTTCCCAACCCACTTGTTTGTGTCACCTGATGTTTGGGAAAAACTTGGTTCACAGTTGGACTCAAGCAAGCGCCCATTGTTCCCAGCCGTAAACGGACAAAACTTCGTTCAGCAAAACGGTCTTGGCACAGCGTCAGGCAACCTGACTTACAACTCAATGAACCCACTCGGTTTGCAACTTGTTGTTGACAACAACTTTGCAGCAAGCACCATGCTTGTTGTATACGCACCGGGCTTCGAGGTTTACGAGCAACAGAAAGGCATCATGTCGGTTGAAGTACCGTCGACACTTAGCCGCACGTTCTCGTACTACGGCTACTTTGCGACATTCGTTGCCAAGTCGTCGTTCATTCAGTCAATCGCAATCGCCTAGTCGAAAGGCGGCCTAACCGCCTATGGCAACTTATAACACGGCCAGCAAACAACTGCTGGACAACTATGCCGTCGTATCCACGCTCGAGCCAACCACAATCGCGGTTGGTGACAGCGTGGTTGTCGGCTCGTTAGGCGCACCGTTTAACGGCACGTTCACCGTGTTGGCTTGCCCACAATATCTATACACAGGCATAGACAGCACAACTGGCGAATGGCTATATAACGAAAACGTACAAGTACCGAACCAAGTTTTGTTTGCTTGCACAGGTAGCAACGTTGAGTTTGTTGCGATCTACACCGGCACGGTTGCGTTTACGCCGACGTGTACGTGGATTACGGCCGCAAACTTAGTCACCTATTTGGGTGTGTCGATTACTAACCCGTCAGATGATTACACGCTGATTACGCAGTCGGTTAGCGCGGCTAACCAGTTTTGCAGTCGTCGACGCGCTGAGGCTGGCTACCACGACGATTTAAGCACAAGCCCGTCAGGTGACGTAACGCTAGGAAGTTTGATGTATGCGGCAGCGTTATGGCGTAGTCGAGGCAGTTTAGAAAACGTGTTTGCGTCATTTGACAATATGGGTACAGCACCGCAACAGTCATTGACACCGATTGTTAAACAGTTGTTAGGTATTGACCGACCTGCGGTGGCATAGTGCCTGCACCGTACACCGATCTATTAAACGAGGCGATTGACGACCTGACCGCGACGCTCACAGCCGTCACAGGCTTACGCGTCGTCAATGACCCGACAAAACTCGTGCCGAATTGCGTATTTATGCAAGCACCAAGTTTTACAACGATCGCTGGCAACGGCAACATTGTGCGAGTTGACTTCCCGATCAAAGTTGTCGGTAGTGGCCCAGCAGGGCTACCCGTGTTGCGCGAAATACTACAAATCAGCGCAACCGTGCTTGGCTCAGACATAATCGTCATGTCGGGGCGACCCGGCACACTCGACATTGGCGGCCAAGAATACCCGTGCTACGACTTAGCGGTTGGGGTGCAAGCGCAAACCGCGTGAGCATACACACGGTCACAGTTGCGATATGGTAAAACTATTACAGACACTTAAGGAGTAACAATGGCAACAAGCACATATCTCAGCAACCCGAAAGT